TTATGTGTCGTCAACTACACTAACGCCAGGAACTGCATATAGCATAGTAGTAGGTAGTGGTGGTGCCGCAAGCGCAAGTGGCAGTAACTCAAGCGGACTTGGACAAACAGCTCTTGGTGGCGGTCAAGGCGGTCCAGGATACAGTGGTAATGGATTTTCTGGTGGATCAGGCGGTGGTGGCAGTAGAAATGCTGGTACAGGTGGTGCAGGAACTGCTGGCCAAGGAAATACAGGCGGAAACGGTTCCGGCACCGGCGGAACAGATAACTTAGGTTCGGGCGGTGGTGGTGGTGGTGCGGGCGCAAACGGCGGAGCCGCATCGGGCGGAACAGCTGGTAACGGGGGAGTAGGATCTTCGTACACTATTTCTGGATCAGCTGTATATTATGCAGGCGGTGGCGGAGGTGGCGCATACAACGGCACAGGCGGCACCGGTGGAACCGGTGGCGGTGGTCCAGGTACAGGTAACAATACAACTGCAACCAATGGTACTGCTAATACCGGAGGCGGTGGCGGAGCGTCGGGTTATAACGCCGGCGGAGCACCTGCTACATCTGGCGGATCTGGTATAGTTATTATTAGCTACCTAGGTGGTCAACGTGGATCTGGCGGAGCTTATACTAGTAGCGGTGGATATTCAATACATACATTTACATCAAGCGGTACATACATAGCGTAATAAATACGTAGTTAATTTAGGAGTTTTATCAAAATGGGACATTTTGCAAAAGTAGTAGATGGCACAGTAACACAGGTTATTGTTGCTGAACCAGAATTCTTTGATACCTTTGTAGACTCAAGCCCGGGTGAATGGATTCAAACAAGTTATAACACACGTGGTAATGTACATTATACATCAAATACTAACGAACCTAGCGGACAACCTGCTTTACGGGCTAATTATGCTGGAGTAGGATTTATATACGATCGAATAAACGATGTATTTTATGCATCACGTCCGCGTAGTCGTACTGGTGTGGTTTTCAACAGTTGGACTTGTGATGCAGGTACCAACTGGTTATGGGCACCACCTACACCAATGCCAACAGAAGAAGGCAAGTTTTATGATTGGAATGAATCCACACAAACGTGGGACGAAGTTGCTGGGATTTAATTAAATGACAACAACAGTTGGCGGTTCTACCGGTATAACAGTTAGTACTTGGGCTAATGCGGCTCGCCCTAGTGGTGTCACTATGGGCACATTAGGGTGGAATACCGATCTTAGTACATTAGAAGTACATAACGGAACCACGTGGTCTAATGTAGGTTCTGGTAGTTCAAGTTCTGGAAGTGGAATTACTTGGGCTACAGTTCAAACAGCTAACATAACTGCGGTAGTTAATACAGCATATCCAGTTGATGCTACTAGTAGTAATATTACTGTTACATTGCCATCTAGTCCGGCGGCTGGCAGTCAAGTGATTATTACAGATTACAAACAAGCACTTTCTGCATCAAAGACAATTACCGTTTATCCTAATGGTGGAAAAATATACGGTAACACAGGCAACGCTACACTAAACAACTTTGGACAATCTATAAATTTAACTTATATAGACAGTACACAAGGCTGGATAATGCCATCTGGAGTACAAGTTGGGTTCTTAACAAACTACAGTATTACTTACATGATAGTTGCAGGTGGTGGTGGTGGCGGAAGTGACATGGGTGGTGGTGGTGGAGCAGGTGGATATCTTGCATCGTCTGCATACGTTACTCCGGGGTTAACATATTCTATTACAGTTGGTGCTGGTGGGGCAGGAGCTCCAGCCGGCGTTGGCCAAGTTAAAGGGTTTAATGGTAGTGATAGCACTATTGGTCGTTTGGCTATAACATCAACAGGTGGTGGAGGCGGGGGTTCTGAATATGCTAGTTCTGCTACATACTCTGGTGCGCCTGGTGGGTCGGGTGGAGGAGCTGCTTGCTCAGTTGGAACAGGAGGTTCTGGAACTTCTGGGCAAGGCTATCCAGGCGGCTCGGGTGGCGGATCATATTATGGTGGTGGTGGTGGCGGAGCCGGCGGCTCTGGATCTGGTAGTGGCGGCCCCGCAACCGGCGGCCCTGGCGTACAAAATGCCATATTAGGAACAAATTATTACTGGTGCGGTGGTGGTGGTGGCTCAGGTTATAGCACCAATGGAGCGCCTGGTGGAGCCGGTGGTGGCGGTGGAGGTGCAGTTGGATCAACTAGTGGTGGTAGTGGTATAAATTCTGGTTCACCAGGAGGCGGTGGTTCTACAGTAAACCAAACTAATACTCCAGGCGGAAATGCTGGTCAATATACCGGAGGCGGTGGTGGAGGCGGCTCACACTATAACTCAAATAACTATGGTGGATCGGGCGGTGCTGGTATTGTGGTTATTAGCTATACTGGTCAACAACGCGGAACAGGTGGCACAGTTACCACAGTTAACGGTAATACCGTACACGCTTTCTATAGTTCTGGTACATTTACAGCATAACAGGATAAACAATGGCAAGCACAATTAACGCAGACAACGGAATATTATCAGGTATATCGGGCATCATACAAACTGGTGATGCTAGCGGTGTCTTGGCATTACAAACAGTAGGTAATACAGCCGTTACTGTATTTGCTAACACAGCAACATTACTTAGTAACGTAATGACAACAAATGGTGTATTTTGGGCAAACGGAGCAAGTTTTAGCTCGGGCGGTACTACAGTATCCGGCGCAGTAAATACACTTATACAACAGAATTTTGGAGGTTTCTAAATGGCAGCGAATACATCACCTATATTTCCTTTAACACCAATAATTGGAATAGGTACATTAACATCAGCAACAGCCGTGACATCACGTGCAAATATCTCTGGTACAACAGGGTTAGTGCAGTTAACAGCAACAAGTACTAACGGTACACGTATCGATGCAATTACTGTAAAAGGTAAAGGCGTTACAGTGGCCAGTTGTGTAGACATATGGATTTACAACGGTACAACAAGTTTCTTATTTGATGAATTTGACGTAACAGCAATTTCTGCAAGTACAACGCTTGACAGTTTTTCTTTAAGTAGAACATATTCAACATTAGTGTTGCCGCCAACTTATCAATTATACATTAGTGAAACAGTACAAACGGATGTGACAGTATTTGCCTTTGGTGGACAATATTAAAAATGTTTTCTAAATCGTTTACTCAAAATAGTGTGGTTGATTTAAGCCAGACCAGTGGAGGCGTAGCTCCGTCGCAAGGTACTACAGCACAACGTCCTCCCCTTCCGCCATTGGGTACACAACGATGGAATACCACAACCAACGCATTGGAAGTATATACTGGCACAAACGGAGGCTGGGTTACTATTGCGGCCGCATATAGTATTCAATACATTTTAGTTGCAGGTGGCGCCGGTGGTGGATCAGGTACTGCGGGAGGTGGTGGTGCTGGTGGTGTAATTACAGGAACAGTTAGTCCAGCTTATGTGGGCACAAGTTATTCAATAAGTATTGGTGCTGGTGGAGCAGCCGTTACATATAGTTCAGCATCAAACAGTGGTAGTAATAGTACAGGATTTAGTCAAACTGCTCTTGGAGGCGGACGCGGCGGCGGAGTTAATAGTGGTGGTGTTACCAATAACCCAGATAGCGGTGGATCAGGTGGCGGCCAAGCGTCGTACTCATCAGGAACTACAGCCGCCGCAGGATCAGGTACAGCCGGTCAAGGAAATCCTGGGGGATCTAGTTCATCAGGTAATGGTGGCGGCGGCGGGGGCGGCGCCGGTGCACCTGGAACTGCCAATAGCTCTGGTGCAAGCGGTGGTGCTGGCTATCAGTGGCTTGATGGAAATTACTATGGTGGTGGCGGTGGCGGAACTTTTGGTGGTAGTGCCTCCTCGGGCGGTTTAGGTGGCGGCGGATCTTGTTTAGGAGGATCTGGTGGATCAAATGGTACTGCTAATACCGGAGGTGGTGGTGGTGCCAATTGGACATATACTGCTGGAGCTCAAGCCGGGGGTGGTGGATCAGGAATTTGCATAGTTAGGTATGCAGGTAGTCAGCGAGGAACCGGGGGAACTGTTACAAGTTCTGGCGGATACACTTACCATACTTTTAGCACAAGTGGCACATTTATAGCATAATAAATTATTTTACAACCACACAGTAAAATAAGTATTAGCATGACCACACAACAAACACAAACAAAAAACTCCAGTTGGAATTTCAACACCGATCCTGTTAATGAATGGGCTTACTGGGACAAGGCATTTACACCTGAAGAATGCCAAGCTATTATAGCTATAGGTGAAAGCCGCATGCCAACAAAAGCCACAGTGGTTGGAGAAAATAATGGAATCCGCGAGTGTGATATATCCTGGCTGTATTCTGTGGATGACCTAGAATGGGCATTTCGCAGAGTAACAGATATTATCACAAGCCTAAACGATCAATTCTTTAAGTTTGATCTATTTGGACTACACGAAGGTTTTCAGTTTACAAAGTATACTGCCCCAGGTGAGCATTACGGAGCTCATGTGGATCGAATTGTTAACGGTACAGTACGTAAATTAAGTTTTACTTTACAGCTAAGTGATCCTGCAGATTATGATGGCGGCGAATTACAACTAATGAACAGCAAAAAGCCAACTATTGCCAGTCGAGAACAAGGGTATGTAATGGTATTCCCTAGTTATACCTTACACGAAGTAACCCCTGTAACACGTGGCACACGCTATAGCCTAGTAAGTTGGGTAACCGGTAAGCCATTTAAATAGCCCTGTAATAAATACAGTATAAGGGCTAAAATAAAATGCAACAGCTAAAACAAATTTATCGTAGTAACTATGCCGGTGAAAACATCATCACCCAGTTGAACATTTCTGGTGGAGATTGGACTCCGCAAACAGAATATGTTGAAAATAACGTTACCAATAACTACACTACCAATCAAGCAGTGGCCATTGGCAACGGTGAAAGCCGTTTAACATTTGATTTAACATGTATTGCTAATCATAAAGGTGGGTTGTTTGCTGAAAATAAATTACAAACTTATGGTTGTAATGCCTTGTACAGAGATTTTAAGCCAGACTTTTTAGTTGCCACAGGCGATGCTGTCATTAATGAAATTGCTGACTCTGGATACACAACCAATAGCATTGTTTATACCAATGCCGCTAGTGTTTTACAATACCCTGGTAAGTTTTATTTGTTACCACAAAACCCACACTACGATTCAGGATCTCTTGCCGCATATATGGCCTGCTTTGATGGACATAAGAAAGTGTTTATGCTAGGTTACGATCAGTACGATGAAAATGATAATCAATTGGGACGAGTAAATAACGTTTACAAAGATACAGTCGGTTACTTACGTCATCCCGAATGGCAAGATTCTAATTTTCTAAGTAGAAGTTTACTTGAAGTTATGCGTGTTTATAATGATGTTGAATTTGTGCGTGTAATGCCAATGGAAACATATTGGGTTCCTGAGCTACTAAGACCGTTGGCAAACTTTAGACAAATTAATTACCGTGATTTTGTTATTGAAGCTGATATTGGTTAATTCAATATACTTTCTAAAGTCTTAATCTTTTTCTTAATAATATCAAAATTAAAACTACGCCAAAGTCCTGGATGCAACGGCTTTGGGTAGTCATTTAACTCTACCCAACAATATCCTCTGTGTTCCTCGTTTAGTGTAGGAACAAATTCATCTTCTACTGTTACTAAGAATGTATAGTAAACAAACTTTTGATTATCCGCAGTAAATGTTTCTAAGGGAATAAATTTATTATTACCGTAGTCTTGACCAATTTCTTCTTGTATTTCTCTTACTAGAGCCTGTATTACAGTTTCACCTGGATCAATTTTACCACCAACAATACCCCAATGGCCATTCTGACGACTCTTATTGCGTAATAAGAAAAGATAACGATTAGTGGACTTGGCGTAAACTAATGCACCAACTCCTTCTGTATGTCGATCTGCCATTTAAATTACCAGGCTCCAGTCGCCTATATGATACATGCCCTCAACACTCTTGATCCAACTTTCGCCGGTCCATTGATATTGTGTTGTGGTATTCAAGTTAGTTACGTATTGTACAGCAGGTTCCTGGCGATTGTCAAAGCTCACAGTCCAGTAATTGCCATTGTATTCAATAATGTCATTGGCATTGGCTATTAAGTTAGTTCCTACTGCACCTGCCCATGCAGGTGCAGGCACAGTCATATCGCTGCCAATTGGATTTAAGATTAAATATCTTGTACCTTGATCTGGGGTCAACAGCATACTGTCAACATCCACATTCATCGGATCAATAATAGCAGTAATTGCCTGCAAAGTATTAGCTGGTAGTGTTGCGGCTATCGGGGTAAACAGCAAATTGTAATCATCTGTGGGATCATATGCCACTGTACCTACTATTTCATGTGAGCCATCAACATGTGTAAAACGCAAACGAACTTGGCTAATACCATTTTTTAATGTACCGTATACATTAACTACATCACGCCATCGAGCTTTGATACCAGTAACGGTATCATCAACTTGTCCGGCAAATTGTTTGTACAAGGTCAAGGTGTTGCCCAAATACATGACTTCGTAGTTCAATGGTGTAAATCGTTGCTGACTTAACAGGCCTTCTAAGCTGGTAATAGCATCTGGACTTAGATCACCGTGTGCATCGTAAATGCTGGCAATAATCTCAGCAACCACACCCATTTTCTTAACTTTAGCCGGCAAGCTGATCCAAATTGGCATTTCAAATGTTAAACTAGCCACGTCAATGTTTTCATCAGCGCCAACAGGCACAGTTCTGCTACTGTAAGATACATCTGTCAAGTGTATAACACTCAGACTTGACCAATCTGCATAGTTTTCACTGTTTTGTATTTCTAAACCTGGGTTAAACAGCGGCATCATTTGTTCTATCAACTGATGTTTTTGTTCTGTGTTACTGGTCCATATGTCCAACTTCATAGTTAGCTTATACGGTGCAGGCATCAGTCGTTCAATAGTATAGATGCCATCTTGTCTTTGTGTGTATTCTTGTGTGTCGGGATCATAAATCTGTTCGCGTACACGCACAGCACCTTCATGATAAGGATTTTGTACACGTTCACGATCATAAGTTAACGCACTGATATAAGCAGCCATAGCGGGAACAGCACTTAAACTGTTTTCACTATTATTGCGTAAAATCATTGCAGCCTGTCTACTAACATCACCGTAATAAACTGGAACAGTTTGTAGCGTTTTATCACCGTTTGCATCTTGCCCAAACTGTACTTGAAAGTTTGAACACATTCTAATAAACTGTATTACAAATCGACGGATCTGACCGTCATAGTTAAATTGAACTGGCATTAGTTATCGGCCCTTGGTGTTAGAATCTTGCTCAGTGGTTGTAATTCATTGTGTGTATTGCCCGCGGCGTCAGTATAGGTGGTAGTGTTATTTACATAACTGCTACGTAGAGTATTATTATCTGATGCGCCTGGGGTAATGTTAGTGCGTACACTATCTTCAACCTTGCGCCAAAAGCCGCCATCGTATCTGAATAGGCGATTTGGCAAGTAGTCTAAGCGTAAGAAGTATTCTCCCAATCCTGGATTTACCGGGAAACTAATACCAGCCCCAGTTACCATTCCGTTTGGAGCACGACCATCACCAGTTAAGTAGCCTTGTACTTTACTCAGTGGGCTTACGACACCTTGGTCGGCTGTGTTGGTAATATTGTCAGCAGTGATACCAACGTTGCTTGAGTAATCAGCAGTAAGCGGACTAGCTACTGGTTCGCTGTGATCTGGAGTAGTTCCTAGAGTATAAATTGACGTAGTATCATACCCTGATTGTGGAACATCAATCTCAGCCTGTTGTATAATTGCTTGATTAATGTTTAGATATTTGTCGTATGTACTTAAAATGTCGCTAACTGGAGTATTAGTTCCGGGACCGGCTGCAATATTGTCAATGATATCTTTGTACTCTTGGCTGTCCACTAAAGGATTTAACTTACAACGCCATAAGTGTGGCCACCAAGTTGGGCTAAAACCTTCGCTGGCAAATGAACAATCACTAACAACATAGTAACGTTTTAATGCCGCAGGCAAATCTCCATCCAGGGCATCATAATCTTTTAGGTGTTGTAGCTCTAGCACGTCGCCGGCCATTAGTTTACGTCCAACCTGATCAACCATGTCACGTAAATGAAACACCATAAAAATTGTGCCAGTTTGTAAAAATAAACCAAATTGGCTTAGATCAAAGTCCTGGTCTGCACGTTGATAAATGCCGCGCATTTTATAAACATCGTGATCGTACTTGCGATCACGGTTTTCTAACCATAGCAAGTCTTGTATGTTTTTTTCGCTTTGATTTAGGTAATCGGGTAAAGTAGGATCTGTGCTACCTGTTTGCGGCTGTGTACCCAAATACTTGTTGACCAAAATGCCAGTACCGCCAATGGTAAACATTTCAGATATACGGCGATCCATAAACTTATAATCGTTTGTATGTTGACCGTCTTTCCATAAACTTAAACGTGGCATTTTGCTTCCTTATATTAGCATATTTATCGCTGTTGACCAGTAAAGGCCAAAATGCTATAATCTATTATGGATGCTAGTTATGAATACCGTTTAGACCAAGCATTTTTTACCATAATTATGCTAAAACCTGAGCTACAGCGCGATCTCAGGCGCATGTGGACCAATGCGGCTAACTTAAACAAACAAATCAGCCAAGAACAGGTTACTTGCCGCAGATTGGGTAAAGATACTGTACAACTTAAAGAACTCAACACCAAATTGGGTGAATCATTAGATCAATTAGAGAGCTATCTCACTTTTGCCAGCCTATTGACCTAAAATGGTAATTAATATATAATAGCAGAACACGTAAGGAATAACATGGCTAAAATCAAAGTAGACGGCAAATCAATCAAGGCTAAAGTAAAAGCCACCCGTAACGCACTTTTTGGTGACGAAAAGTACACAGGCAATGAGCCAGTATGGGATACTGAACGTGCCAAGGAAATGAGCGATGAAGAATTTGACCACTTCTTGCGTAAGAGCTTTTACTACTACAATTATTTCTTCAGTCAAAAAGACGTTAAGAAATATATAGTAGAGTGGATGAAGCAGATAAAAGACTTCACCCCAGAAGAAATCAAAGCATTTGAGCGCACTAGCGATCGTGCTATCCCAATGACAGCATGTAGTTTGGTCATGGCGCACCGCCAAGGCATGCCATTCCGTGAGCGTCATATTGAATACCTGGACAAAACAATTTTAGCGGCTATTGCAAAAGGGCCCGAATTTGAAGAAACAACAGAAGAAACCAAAGCTGTGGTTAAATCTGTTGCACCCACAATCCAAGACCGCATGAATGAAAAAACCGCAGATACCATTGGTGAACTAGAAGGGCACTACGATGAGTTTATTAAGAATCCCAAATACAAGTTTAGTCCTTATGAGTATCTTGTAGCCAACAATGCTCCTCAAAGTCAACTAAGCAAATACGAAGATTTATATCAAAAGCGTTTTGCTGAACTGGCATTGGCTTACGAAAAATCCGATGAGCAACTAACAGAAGGATACAGTCATTATAAAGCGGCTGATTATAAGCGTATTATGAGCTTTATTGACCAGATCTTAAACGATATCATGCAATATCGAGGCGTTAAGAAGGCAACTAAGAAAGTCCGTGCCCCTAAGAGTGTAAGCAAAGAAAAAGTAGTCAGCAAGCTCAAGTATGCCAAGGACGATAAAGTACTGCGTCTGGTAAGTATCAATCCAGTAGACATTATCGGAGCAACCGAGCTTTGGGTATACAATATTAAAACTCGTAAGCTGGGCAAGTATGTAGCAGATAGCTTGCAAGGACCACTACGTGTTAAAGGTACCAGCATTGAAGGATTTGATGTCTTTAAGTCTGTAACCAAGACACTACGTAAACCTGCCGATACCTTGAAAGAGTTTGCCAAAGCAAGCAAAGTGCAACTACGCAAGTTTATAGAAGATATCAAAGCAACTGAAACCAAGCTAAACGGCCGTATTAACGCAGATACTGTACTGCTCAAAGTTCAATAACCTATTACTCTGTTACGGTAATAAATACTGTAACGGAGTAATATATGAGTACACCTTTTGCAAGTAATGTCACAGCCGAGTCCGGGTATTTGGCACATAATAACCTAGACGCCAAAAGTCTTTTTGATCCTGTCACAGGTACGCAATCTGGGGCTCATATTGCCTTTGACGGTAACCCTAGTGTAGACTATCCCGGAGTACAAGATCCCAATTGGGCATACGGTAATACTAACGACAGTATGCGAGCCGCTATTACGGACTATATCCGTATGCGTTTAGCTGATGGTATTGTTGATGTTGAACTAGACAAAGAACACTACGAAATGTCTATTACACAGGCCTTGGTCAAGTATCGCCAACGTGCCCAAAACTCTGTTGAAGAAAGCTACGCACACTTACAGCTAATGCCCGAAACACAAGAGTACATACTACCCAAGGAAGTACAACAAGTACGTCAAATTTTCCGTCGTGGCATCGGGTCAGTAACAGGTACAACTGCCAGCCAGTTTGAACCGTTTGCATCAGGTTATTTGAACACTTATATGTTGGTGGCAGGCCGAGTTGGCGGACTAGTTAATTACGAAATGTTTGCTAGCTATCAAAAGCTAGCCATGACGATGTTTGGCGGCTTTATGAACTTTACATTTAATCCAGTGACTAAAAAATTAGTGGTAATTCGTAAAATGCCAAATCAAGGCACAAGTCCGGATATGGCACAGCAAGAGTCTGTGCTACTTTGGTTGTTTAATACCAAGCCTGACAGTATGATCCTAAATGATCCACAATCATTTCCTTGGATACAAGAGTATGCTTATAGTTTTGCCAAGCGTATCTTGGGAGAAGCTCGAGAAAAGTTTACTCAAATTGCTGGCCCACAAGGCGGTACTACCTTAAACGGTGCTAGTTTAAAAGCCGAAGCCAAAGAAGAAATGGACAAACTGGAAGAAGAACTCAAACTATACGTAGATGGTTCACAACCGCTCACATGGTTAATGGGATAGTTGACAAAACTCCTACAGTATGTAAAAATAGCCCTAATAGACGAGGGCTTTTTTATGATTATTGGTGTATGCGGATTCATTGGCAGTGGTAAAGACACCGTTGCTGACTACTTGGTTAACTTCCACGAATTTAGACGTGACAGTTTTGCGGCAACACTTAAAGACGCTGTGGCAGCTATATTTGGCTGGGACAGAGAACTGTTAGAAGGCCGTACTAAACAAGCCCGTGAATGGCGCGAACAAGTAGACCCCTGGTGGAGTAATAGACTAGGACAAGACATAACCCCACGTTGGGTATTACAGTACTGGGGTACAGAAGTATGTCGCAAGAGCTTTCATGATGATATCTGGATTGCCAGCTTAGAGCATAAACTACAAACGTCTGGTGATAACATCGTTATTAGCGACTGTAGATTCCCTAACGAAATCAAGTCGATTAAAAATGCAGGAGGCCAAGTTATTTGGGTACAGCGTGGCAATTTGCCTGACTGGTATACTACTGCCCTGTTAGATAACAAAAGCTCAGGCAAGCATAGCTCAGCTGATAAAGAAAAGAAACAGATAGGTATGAAGTATCAATACCCCAGTGTTCATGCCAGCGAGTGGGCATGGATTGGTACTGAGTTTGATTCAGAAGTTGATAACAACGGTACTATTGACGAACTATATCAACAAATTAAAAATCTGGCACAATAGTAGCTGGCTTCCATGCCACACGTTTACCAACTAGTTCAATCCTACAGTTAGCACATACAGTTTTAAGATTGACCCAAGCATTATTTTTAAGATTTCCGTCTACGTGAAACACAAATAACTGCTTGGCAGGAATCTTGGCCTTAAAATTACAAACATCACATTTCTCTGGTTTTTTATAACCTGACTTGGCCCAAGCAGGCGCTTGAGGCTTTAATTTCCTACTCTTCCTAATGCAACTGGTGCAACTATTCCTGTAATGGCGAATACCGTTGCGAACATAGTTCACAGCAACTTGATTATCATTGCATATAGGGCATAGATCACGTTTTAACATTGAGTATTTACCTATAAACCTTCCCAAAGGCACCTGTAACCAACCAAAAATATTCACTTTATAATAAATAACTTTAACATGTATTATAAAGGAATTTAACCATGGCACTAGTTTCCCCAGGCATATCGATCACCGTAAACGATCAAAGTCAGTATGTTAACAGTAACGTAGGTTCAATACCTCTAGTTATTTTAGCTACACAAGAAAATAAGACATACAACGGTTCTACCGCAGTAGGTACAATCAAAGAAAATGCTGGTAAGTTACTGGCATTTACAAGCCAGCGAGATTTGGTTACTCAAATGGGTACACCAACTTTCCAAGTTAGCTCGGGTGGTACACCTGTTAATGGTAGCGAACTTAACGAATATGGTTTATTAACTGCTTATAGTGCGCTTGGCCTAGGCAATCAATGTTTTGCTATTCGTGCCGACGTTGACCTAACTCACTTGGTAGGTACCAGTGTGCGTCCAATTGGCGATCCTGCCAATTTAGATTTATGGTTAGACACAGTCAACACAGAGTTTGGTCTTTATGAATTAGATCGTGCCGCAAGAGGCTTTAGTGGCATGACACCTGACATCATTACAAATAAAAATTATGTGTTCAATGATACGCCACCGGCCGGTGATTATACATTGCCAACACCGAAGAGCTCGTATGGTAATACAGGCGACTATGCTATTGTGGCCACTAGTGCAACTGGTACTGTTCCTGGAGTATTACGTTTATGGTACAAATGTAGTGCAAACGAAACTGTTCGCGGATCAAATCTAGCTAATACTTGGGTGCAAGTTGGTAGTCCAGAATGGCAAAAAGCTGTTCCGGCTGTTGTTGGCACAAGCCAACCAACCTACGTGTCTGGTACTACTTACACATTAACAATTAATACTTCAACTGTAACAGTTACTGGAATTACCACTGCCGCAGGTCTAGCTACTGCAATTAACAGCGCCGCAATTACAGGCGTGTTTGCAGGAACTAAAACAGTAGGTTCATATACATATCTAACACTATTTGCAACCAGCGCAGCCACAGGTAACGGTAGCGTAGTTGACGGAAAACTTGTACTAACAGATGGCACAGCTACTCCATTGGCATTGGCCGGTGTACCTGCATCATCTGCTACTGTAATATATGGTTGCCCAATTTTATTCTACGGTAGTTATGCTCAAGCACCATCCGGTGGTTGGTACACAGGCGATGTACTTCCACGTCCAAGTGGCAGTATCTGGTGGAAAACAACGTCAACAGGCGGTGGTTGGAATCCTGTAATTAAAGAATATAGTTCTACTTTAGGTACATTTTCTTCAAAAGCAGTTCCTATGTATAGCACTACTCAAAGTGCTACATATCTATTAGATCCAATCGGCGGTGGCATTAATGTTGACAATGGTCAAATTGTTGCTTCATATGGTGTTGGTGATTATTCTTATAATTCTCTGCGTATCAGCCGTAAAAAAGTTTCAACAGTAGCAACTGCAACTGGCGGGACAACTGGTGCATCTGGTAGCTTAACCCAGGCATTTGTCATCGGAGATGCATTTACTGTTACTTCTAGTTATCCCGGCGCAACATTGAATGCATTTGGGGCACCAATTAACTATTCTGCAACTGTTACATTAAACACCACAACAGCAGATGGTTGGGTAGCAGCCTTTTTAGCCGCAGAAATTCCTTATGTTACTGCTAGCTATAACGTAACAACTAACACAATTACTATTACACATTTATCTGGTGGATACATTGGTCTAGTTGATGTTGGCTCAGGTGATGCACTTGCTGCCGCTGGGTTTGGTACCCAAGTTGGTGGTAGTATTGCAGGATCTGGCTATACTATGTCAATTACAGGCGGCCTTACTATTCAAAACTGGGATTCTGTAACATCACTTCTACATGTTTCAGAAAATGCACCATACACAGCACCAGACGCTGGTACATACTGGTATTACAGCAACCCAGCTGATATTGACATTATGATCAACGATGGAGCCGGATGGAAAGGTTATAAAAACGTAGGATATGATGTACGTGGTTATAACCTAGGACTAACTGACTCGAGCGGTGTAATTGTTAGTGCAACTAGACCAGTGGCACAGACAAACGGCACAAGTAGTTTGGCTGCAGGTGACTTGTGGTTAGACAGCAGTGATCTAGTTAACTACCCTTCATTGTATCGTTATAATGGTACAGACTTTATAGCAATCGACACAACAGATCATGTAACCAGCGATGGTATTGTTTTTGCTGATGTACGTTGGGACACCGACGGTGAATCTGACGTTATCAGCGGAGATTTTCCTGTAATTGGTAATAACACTACCACTGACTTGTTGCATAGCAACTACATTGACCTAGACGCCCCGGACTATCGTTTATATCCACGTGGCGCACTGGTGTTTAACACACGTCGTTCGGGATACAACGTCAAGAAGTTTGTACCTAACTACTTTAACGAAATTAGTTATCCTGATGTAGGTGCAAACAGTCTTGGGTACCCAACATCATTGCCAACTGTGGCAGATGCGTGGATAACTGAAAGCGGATTAGATAACAACGGTGTAATGAAAGCAGGCAGCAAAGCTCAACGTGCAATCGTAATTGAAGCAATGAAAGCCGCGGTTGACAGTAACTTAGATGTTCTAAGTTCGATGTACAATTTTAACTTAATTGTTGCTCCTGGTTATCCAGAGTTGATTTCTAACATGATCACACTAAACGACAATCGCGGAGACACAGCATTTATCATTGGCGATACTCCACTGACATTGGCTCCAAACACCATTGATATTACTAACTGGGCTAATAACACAGATGGTAATGGATTGCCATCCAACGCCAGCGCGGCACCTTACCTAGGACTATACTACCCAGCAGGTCGCACAAACGACTTGGCAGGTAACGAAGTTGTTGTCCCTGCAAGTCATGCGGCATTGCGTACATTCTTGTACAATGACCAAATTGCTTATCCATGGTTTGCTCCAGCTGGTACACATCGTGGGCTGGTATCTAACCTAAGCGACATTGGTTATATTAATTCATCAAATGGACAGTTTGTACACAATTCAATAAGTCAAGGTCTACGAGACGCATTGTACACATTGAATATTAATCCAATTTGTCAATTGCCAAATATTGGTTTAGTAGTCTGGGGTCAATTGACACGCAGTGGTACATCTACAGCACGTAATCGCATTAACGTAGTACGCTTAGAAAACTACTTACGTACAGTATTAAATAGCATTGCTAACGGTTACTTGTTTGAACCAAACGACATCGGCACAAGAAAATCTATCTCTAGACAGATTCAATTGAGTTTGCATGATATCCAAGCCAAACGTGGTTTATATGACTTCTTGGTAATTTGTGACACAAGCAATAATACACCTGCTACAATTAGCAACAATCAGTTGTATGTGGATATTGCAATTGAACCAAGTCGCGATGTAGAGTTTATCTACATACCAATCGCAATTTACAACCCTGGTTCAATTAAGGCGTTGAATACACAGTCAACATAATAGATAAATAAGAGTAACAGGAGAATAATATGGCCGTAGCAAGTTTAAGTAAATTTACAGTTCCGTTGAACAATAGCCAAAGTGCATCAAACCAAGGTTTGTTAATGCCAAAGTTAAAGTATCGCTTCCGTGCTACTTTTGATAATTTTGGTGTAAGCAATCCGACAACAGAACTAACCAAGCAGGTAGTTGACATTAAACGTCCAAACGTTAACTTCAACCCAATTACCATTGACGTTTACAACAGCAAAGTATATTTGCAAGGTAAACCGGAATGGCAAGAAACAACAATCAACTTCCGTGATGATGCTACTGGTAGCGTAAGCAAGTTAGTCGGTGAACAGATCCAGAAGCAGTTTGACTTCCTGGAACAGGCCAGTGCTCCAAGCGGCGTTAATTATAAATTTAGTTTGACATTTGAAATGTTAGATGGTGGCAACGGTGTAACAACTGTTAATGTTCTAGAAGCATGGCAATTAGAAGGATGTTTTTTAAGCTCAGTAGACTATGGCGACATGGCCTACAACTCCAGTGATCCTGTTCAAATTGCATGTAATATCAAGTTTGATAATGCTACACAAACAGTTGGTGGTATGGTTGGTACAACAGTCATTCCGTTAAATCAGCAGACAACAGTTAACTAATTTTTAGTAACTCAAATAAAAACCTGGCTTAAAAACCCAGGTTTTTTTACGTCATAAATATTAGTATGAGCATACAGTTAAGTCCGGCAGGAAATACTACTATTAAAGATTACCGCCATGCGGCTAGAATCTTTACCGATGATAACTTTAGATTGAGTCCAAAATATGGATTCATGTTTTATGTTGAATTTGACTTTAATCCACTGATCACAAATGTAAGTAACACAGCCGCGCAGGAATTAGGCATGATTGTAAAAAGTGTTAACTTACCCAAGTACACAATTGATACCAAGATTCGTAACGCCTACAATCGTAAGAACATCAGTCAACACAAGATTAACTACGATGCAGTAAACATTACATTCCACGACGACCAAGCAGACAACGTTCGCAACTTCTGGTACGACTACTACAGTTTCTTTTATAGAGACAGTGACTATGCTGATGCCACATATCAAGGCACACACAAATATCAAAGTCGTCCAAGTTTTGACTGGGGTTATACACCTCGTCCTACTATTGGCTATAACAATGCTAACAGTAATCAACCATATCAATATATACAGGCTGTAAGAATTTACAGTTTGTATCAAAAGAATTTTTCAGAGTACGAATTAATTAATCCTACTATCTCTGCGTTCAAGCACGGCGAACACGCCAACAGTGAGAATGGTAGCCTACTAGAACACCAAATGACTTTACAATTTGAAAGTGTAAAGTACTATACTGGTTATGTAACAGAAAATACAGTAGGTGGATATATTGATCTACACTATGATCGCACACCAAGTCCAATAGCACCTCCGGGAGGGGTTGACATAGTTGACGATGGACATGGTGGTTATACCAAAGCCCCAGACATAATCACAGACTTAGCTGGTGTCAATCCGTTGTATGGTGCAGTCAATAACATGCCTGCACTAACTAGCTTTAGTAATTTTTCAGGTGCATTTGCTAGTAAGATTGCTAATGCTACTGCACTAGGCGCTGCCGGAGGAGTTAACATTGGCGGATTTACTATTCCAAGTATCGGCGGACTAAGTGCTGGCTTAACCAATAGTACAGTATTGAAACAACAGTTAACAGCCACTGCCGCTGGCTTAGCAGGTACCGCAGCCGCAAGTTTGGCCAATGGTGTATTAAGTGGCGTAACAAGAGCATTGGGCACACAAGGTACTGCTATTGTTGGCTTGGCCGCACAAGCTATTGCTAACCCAAGTGCCGCACTGGCCACAGTACAAAACATGGCAATCAAGTGGGCAACACAACAAGCAACTGCCTTGGTTAATCAAGGTGTGTCGTATGTATTGTATGGTGCCAATGGTAATGGAGGTCTTGTTGGGGCAATTGGCACTGGACTAGGTCAACTAAACACAGCACTGGCATTCAATAATGCATCAACCTTCACTGGGGGCATTAACAATATTGGTGCAGCTATATCAACAGCATTTGGAGATCTTGGAAGAAATGCTACTATTGCCGGAGACTTTGCGCTCAATGCTCCTGCAGGTATGTCATTTGATACATTTGCCAATGGATACTTTGAATAATGTCTAATCAAACCACAACTGCAACCAATATACAGTCCACTAATGTATCTCAGAATACTAATCAGGACAGTCAAAAGTATTTTAATAATTTTTATAGTCCCGAATATGTACTCGGCGCTGATCAAAATGATGTACTCAATGCTTATTTTGAACAGTATACCGGAGATGTAACTAGCGGTCGTAATCTAGCGTCTGCAATTACGTATACAGCCAAAGCACAAAACATAGACCCAATGAGTATACTAGACGAATTTAGAAAAATGGGTCGTGGCCAGTTAAACAATTATCTAGCCGCATTCTTAAATGTTAATCGAGTACCCACTAGCCAAATTGGTATCAACTCTGGCACCACTACCAACAGATACGTTCAACGAACAATACTCCCATAATGAGCAAATACGCACAAGGCAAATTTCAACTACAAAATCCCCAAAAGTACGTAGGTAACAAAACACCTACTTACCGTTCAAGTTGGGAGTATGTATTCATGCAGTTCTGTGATAACAATCCCAACATACTACAATGGGCTAGCGAAGCGGTACACATCAATTATAAGAATCCCTTAACTGGAAAAAACACAATTTATGTTCCAGACTTCCTGCTAACTTATCAAGACGCACACGGTAAACCACATGCAGAAGTAGTAGAAGTAAAACCCAAAAAAGAAACCACTTTAGAAGGTGCAAAAAATATTCGGGATCAAGCAAGTGCTATCCTTAATATGGCCAAATGGGAGGCCGCAAGAATTTGGTGTAAAGCACACAACATGACTTTCCGTGTAGTTACTGAAGACATGATCTTTCATCAAGGTCGAAAATAATACCAATAAATATTGGTATGACTAAAAAACTTGAATCCTTATTTAACCTACCCCCATCAGACGATCCTATAGATCCCACGGTAGAAGAAAGCAAAAGCCTAATAGAAGAAAACCGTGATTTAATCACAGAAGTAAACGCGGCCATTGATAAAATAGACATAGCTCTGCCCACTGTACACGATTTAGATACTGCTGATGATGAACTAGATGAGCTGGCAAAACTAGCCAAAGACAAAGCCGAAGATCTCATTGATTTGGGCATGAATGTAGAACCCAGATTTTCGGGTGTTATATTACAAACTGCTGGTATCATGTTGGGACACGCTATTACAGCCAAAACTGCCAAACTAGATAAGAAGTTACGCATGATTAATTTGCAGTTACAAAAAGCCAAGCTGGATCATCAAATTAAAAAAGATGCTGGCAAAGCCACAGATGATCCAATTGACGGTGAAGGCATTGTGTTAGATCGTAATGATTTGCTCAAACAGATTTTGGGCAAGCAAGGCAAATAATTGCCAAAAAGAATAAATATAAGATATATAGGAATATTAAGATGAAAGCGTTCCAAAGCTACATTTACGAAATTAACAAGCCATATGAATTTCGTATTAAAATGGCTACCATTAACCCTAAGACAGTTATGGAGCAAATTAAAAATGCACTAGACACTTACCAATTGGAAAGCGTTAGTGCTGTTAAGAGCATGCCAATACAGGAACACCGTGAATTCCCACAATCGGGTCCTTGTGAGTGCTGGACATTTGATGTTAAGGTTGCATATCCATGCAATGCCGCACAAGTTCTCCAGATTGTTAAAGAACGTGCTCAATTAAATCCAGATTGTCTTTGTGTTCGTAATCTTAATGAAGCAATTGATACTGACGAACAAGAAGCCCATGGACAAGATCACAAAGGTGCCTTGCTAGATGACCCAGAATTAAAATCAGATTCTGAAGGACAAGCCCTAGCAGGTCAAAGTCGCATTGGTAGTTTATTAAAAGAATTAGAGTCACGTAAGTTTGAATTTGCTGCCGAAGGCGAAAAGACAGGCGTAATGGCTTCAGACAAGACAGGTGATACCAGCCCAATCGGTACACACCAAAACAAAGTATACAAAGCAAAAGGTTAATACAAATGAGCAACAATCACCCAAACGATAACATCTATAGCATACTAGGCAAGTTGGCAGCATTAAAGCCAACTCCAGAAGAAAAGCGTTTTGCACTTGTAAAAGAGATTCGCGAAAGTGTTGAAGCTCAAGGTAGCATTACCGAAGGCGTTAACTCAGTTGAAACCAAGTTAAGAAAACAACTTGCTGAAAGCAAACTTGATGAGCTAAGTCCAGCAACTCTTGGATCTTATGCCAAAAAATCCAGTGCCGATGCAGCAAAGAGACAAGGTAAGGTCACTGGTACAAATCAATTCCACAAAGGTTCGGAATTTGCTGTTAAAGCATTTTACGGTGACACAATTCAGTCACGTCCAGATCGTACTGATCCTAAGATTGCACAACGTCAAGCCGGCGTTGGTAAAGCAGTTGATCGATTAACTAAAGAATGCACCATGTGTGAAGCGGGAGACTGCAATGAACATGGTGTGCGTGAAGCAAAAGGTGTTGATCCATTGCGTAAAAAATACGGTAACGTTATTAACAAATGCTTTGGTAAAATTTATGATTACGGCGATGAAGGTTTAAATTATTTAGATGATTCAGCCCCAACATGGTTTGATCTATTCAGCGATGATCAATACGATGGCGATATTGAGACTATTATTGCACAAGCACCAATTGATTTATTAAAAGTATCTGCAAAAGAATTAATAAATGTAGTAGATGATTTAAACGGCGGTGTGTTTGAAGGTGCCGACGATCTTAGATCTTCTGTGTTATCGGTACTACAGCACATTTATGCTGGTGCCTCTGCTGGCGAAGAAATGATCGATCACGTTGCTGATGAATTGGGTCAATATTTCAAGCAAGTAAAACAATGCAATGACAAATCATTACGTAAGGCCTATCAACTGATGCGTCGTGAAGGTGCTGAAGCTGAAGAAAATCCAGCAATGATGGCACAAGTAGCTAAACAAGCAATTGACTTGTTAAGTCAACCTGGCATAGCGGAAGGTGAAGTTAAAAAGATACCTGGTGGTGTTCGTCACACCAAGACAGACTATCCTGGTTACCCAACAGACGACACACTAGACAACCTAGACAACTTAAAAGGTCCAGGCGGTGGTGTTCGCAAAGGTCGTCCACTAAAAGCACAAACAAAGAATCCACGTCGTGATCCTAACGCACCCAAGAAAGGTCGTGGCCGCCCAGCTACTGCCAAGTCTGGTCCAGTATCCATGCCATCTGATCCATTTGGTCGTGTTACAGGTCGAGTACCAAAAGGTCGTAAAGGTACAGTACACACAGTTGACGAAGCTATGCGTTTAGTAGCACGTAATCTAATGGTCATGGAAGGCATGAACTTTAAGCGCATGATGGAAGAGCAACACATGTCACTGGCCGAGATGGTAGAGTGCATGACTGCTGATCTAAAAGTGTTTAAAGAAACTGGTGTATGTTCAGACAGCTTACGCGACATGATGGAAGTATACGGTCACGCCAAACGTCAAGCTGACGAAGGCATTGAGCAACCACAACACGGTGGTATCGGCGATGTAATGAGCCCTCAAGACAAAGCTGACAAAATGGCTCGTTTAACACCTAACAAGCCGGGTGTAATGGGTTCTTTGAAGTCTATTGGACAAGGCATGAAAGCATTTGTTCAAGGCAAACCAGAACCAATTGACGAAGAACAGTTAGCACTAGAAGCTGAGTTAAATGAATTAGCTAAACTAGCTGGCCTAAGTACAGAAGGTAATGCTTTTACTGGTAAATTAAAAGACACACCTAAAGGTGGCAAGTTTGATTTAGACGGTAAAGAGTATACTGATACATCAACACTAGACGAAGGTCATTGCCCAACATGCGATTGCAAACCTTGCGAATGTAACGAAGGCAACGCATTTGGTAAAGCTGTACGTGATGCTAAAGCTGATGGCGTCCAGCCTGGCGAAAAAGTTAAAGTTGACGGCAAAGAGTATCCAGTTAAAGAAGCACAAGAACTAGTTGCTATGTTAAAAGTTGCTGGTATCAATACCGATCAACTTGACGAAGCAATCAAGTCAGTTACTGAAGGCAGCATGAAGCGTTGGCTTGAAGATCTAGCAACAAAACTAGACAAGGATGATTTTGTTAGTAACGCTGATGAATATGGTATGACTCCAGAGGAAGCCGCAGAATGGTGGAACAACTGCAACGGTGTTGAATACTCAGATAAGTATTCGCCACGTAACGGTCCCGACGATAATGACAATGATTATGACTATTACAACAGATTAGATTCTGAGCTTGACGAAACAGATTTAGCCAATGCACCAGATGAAAAGTATGACACCATTGATGCTACTATGCGTCCTGGCGATGCTGACTCTACTGGAGCACACAGAAACTTTGGCGGTGAAGGCGATAACCTAATGGCACAACCACCTAACGTTCCTGCAAAACCAGTGCGTTCAGTTAAAGAAGCAATCTTAGCATTAGAATCAGAACTAGCCGCAGAATACGAAAGTATTAAAAAAGCCAGCAAATGAAAGTAAACGAGATTGTTGCTGAAGGTAAATTGCGTAAGGGTGCCCAACAAGCGACACCCGATATGCAAACTTGGCCTGCACTAAACAATAACAATAGTCCGTATGCAGCTTATCGTTTTGGTATGGCATTAGCTGGTAGTCCCGACTTTGGCATGGACCGTGATGGACCAATTGGCGGAGACTTCACTACAATTGGATACAGTTCTGCAGATAAAGAAATTTTAGCAGGTGCCGCTAAAATTATGGGTGTTACATCCAATCAACAAACTACAGATGATTCTAAAGAATTAGATTCTGTAAACAAATCTAGCCCAACACGTCGAGTTGGCGCTATTACAAAACCAAAATCTAAAAAATGAAACAATATCGCATAACCAGCGAACACTTTGTACCACAGGGTGAAACCGGTGATGACAATGCTGTTATGCATCCTGATGATCTGGCTGAGATTAAACGACTAGCTGGTATACCCGGCATTGTTCAAGAAGATGGCGGAGTATTATCTGGAATAGCCGCAACACCACGTGCCAGTGAAGAAGGGATTCAAAGCCCTGTTGGAAGTAATATTAGTTATACTGCCAATGAACGCAGAGAACTCGAAAAAGAATATGCGGCACAGCCTGGCACAGATTTATGGTTTATCATAAACTTTACCCGGCCATACCTTAACGGAAGCCTGCGAGCTCACGTGGAAGATTATCTAAAGAAACACCCTGAATATCGCCCACGCCCACATCCTGGTGACTAATTCCCAAGTATTGAAACCAACGCTTATCTGGCACAGTAACGGGCCTGTTCTTCCATTTGCTGACTAAACTATAATAGTCGGGTTTATATGGTTGACGCAGTGGTTTATGTAGGTCGCTACCTTTGTGCCAGTTACATGGCTTACAGCTGGTAGCAGTATTTTCCCAATTGGTTTTACCACCAGCCATACGTGGGATAACATGATCAATAGTAAGATCGTGGTGATTAAATACTTCGTCGCAATACTGGCAAGTATATAAGTCGCGTAAATATAAATTACTGCGACTAAACTTTACGTTCTTTTTGTAGTTAAAGTATTCTTTAGTTACACAAACGCTTGGTACTGCGATTTCTAGTTTTTCGCTACGCACAGTCCAATTGTCATAGGTCTCTAATATACTTACTCTTTCTAGGAAGTATAGTTTGAGTGCATGTTGCCAGCTTACCACACTCATTGGTAATACGCTAATCGGCTCATAGTTTTGATTGAGTAATAAACAGTTTGACATTAAATATACTTATATGAGTAAAGACTTAGAAACAGCAATTATCAAGGCACCTTATAAAAAGATGTCTTACACAGAAGAGCAAATTATAGAGCTCGCCCGTTGTGCTGACCCTGTTACAGGCGCACAGTACTTCATGGACAATTACTTCTACATACAACACCCAACCAAGGGTAGTATTGCATATCATCCGTTTGAATACCAAAAACGTCTAATAGATACATATCACAATTATAGATTCTCTATAAGCCTAATGCCAAGACAAACGGGCAAATCAACTAGCGCCGCCGGTTACTTGCTATGGTACGCCATGTTTGTTCCGGATTCAACAATTCTAGTGGCCGCACACAAATATATTGGTGCCCAAGAGATTATGCAACGTGTTCGTTATGCTTACGAAAACTGTCCGGACTTTATCCGTGCAGGTGTAACAAGCTATAACAAAGGTAGTTTAGACTTTGAAAACGGATCACGTATTGTAAGTCAAACAACAACTGAAAACACAGGTCGTGGTATGAGTATATCATTACTGTACTGTGACGAGTTTGCATTTGTCCGTCCCACTATTGCAAGCGAGTTTTGGACTAGTATTACACCTACACTAGCAACTGGTGGTAAGTGTATTATTACATCAACACCAAACTCAGATGAAGATCAATTTGCTTTAATTTGGCGCGGTGCTAATAAAACTGTAGACGTCAACGGCTACGAAACAGAGCTAGGACAAAACGGATTTAAATCATTCCGTAGTGCTTGGCAAGAACACCCAGATCGAGATGAAAAGTGGGCTAGCGAAATGCGATCTCAGTTGGGAGAAGAACGTTTCCGTCGAGAAATGGAATGCGAATTCATTATCTATGATGAAACACTAATCAATCCTTTGAAGTTGGTTGAAATGGCCGGCATTGATCCTATTGAACGACAAGGGCAAGTGCGTTGGTATAAAAAACCAGAAAAGGGTTATACTTACATGGTTGGTCTCGATCCAAGTTTAGGCACAGGATCAGATCCAGCTGCCATACAAGTATTTGAAATCCCGGGTATGAAGCAGGTAGCTGAATGGTGTGATAATCGTACTCCAGTACAGAGACAAGTGCGTATCCTAGCAGAAATTTGTGGTTACATAGCAGAAACAATCGGTACACGAAACAATGTCTACTACTCAGTGGAAAACAATACCTTAGGCGAAGCCGCATTAGTTTCTATTGCTGAAGTAGGAGAAGAAAACATACAGGGTGTGTTCTTAAGTGAGCCTAAGAGTATGGGTGGAACACGCAGACACCGTAAAGGGTTTACCACAAGTAATAAGACTAAACTGGCCGCTTGTGCTAAATTTAAGAGTTTAGTAGAAACTAAACGTATGCATTTAGTAAGCAAAGCACTGATCAGCGAACTTAAAACATTTGTAGCAAGTGGCGTTAGTTATGCGGCTAAAATAGGCGAACATGACGATTTAGTTATGGCAACCTTACTAGTAGTACGCATGATGCAAATGCTACAAAGTTACGATAGTGATTTGCATGCAGAAATCAAGGACGCCAGCGAGTTTCTGGAACCAATGCCGTTCATTATGATCTAAGCTAAATAGTATTATGTCTAAAGAAATTGAATCCATTGCCACTGCACTTTTTGATAAAATACGCTCACGTTTCCCTGGTGTAACGCTGGGCGACGAAAAAGCCAAGGCTACTTCTGATCCATCTGAAGCACGATTTTTTAATTTTACATACACAGGTCAAGATGGTGCAGAATTTAGCTCAGTAACAATTAGTCTAATTGACGAAACTAGTCTAAAAGTCTATTTTGGCCAGAATATTTCTAGCGACATGGATCGCGAACAACGCAAAGAATGGTACGATTTTTTACGCAGTTTAAGACTATTTGCCAAACGTAATTTACTTACATTTGACACACGAGATATTAATAAATCTAACTTAAAATTACAAGACGTTAAACAACAGGCCAAAACTGATGACGTAGCTACCACAGCAGACATCGCAGTAACTGAAAGCAAACTTTATGGCACACCCGGCAGACCTTATAACAGCTTTGCCGACAAAGGCAAAACCAAAATTCTAATTCGCCACGAAGGCAAAGTTAACGATGAGATACGCGGTAGCCGTGCTCGTAAAATCCAAGAAATTTTCTTAGAAACAGAACGCGGCGAACGCTTCTTACTACCTCACACAAACTTGCATGGCGCATACGCCATGGCAGAACATTTAAACTGTGATGGCAGTATGCATGATGAAACAGCAGAACATATTAATAATCTAGTAGCCGAAATGGCTTCTATGAAGCATTTTGTACGCAGTACTAAACATCGTCAATTTGAAGATCAAGAAACAGCAGACATGACCCGTGCGGCAGTACATCATTATGATAAAGTCAAGCGTACCTTACGCAAAATGCGCGGCGCCCGTGGTTTCCGTAGTTATTTTGAAAACTGGATGCCCGAGGCCGTGGCAGCTGATGATATTGATCTAGACGCAATTAAAGAACGCTTTGTTAAGAAAGTTTATGATCAGCGTTTTGAAGAAGCTTTCCCTATTGTGTATCGCGCTTACAAAAAGCAAAAAGAGTCTTTAGGCGAATACGGTTCTTCGTTGGAAGAATGGGCTGATGGTATTACTGAAAGCACTTGGGCTCGTCCAGACTCTGCAGATAAAATTACAGCACTACGTGAACTACTAAAGACACCATTGGCAGTTGGCATTGATGGTATAGATGCCAAATCTAAAATTGAACCAATTATTGGCGACGACGACCTAAACGATGCCATAGATGAATTGGCTACTAGCCAAGGTCCAGATGCAGATGCCACATTCCTAGTTAAAGAATGGTTAGTGCAAAACATGCCACAACTGTTGAAAGATCTAGAAGTTGGTAAGAACAACAGTCGTGATGCACAAACTAACTGGGAACCACAAACAAGTCCACAACAAAGCAACGCAAACGAGTATGGTAGCCAACCCAGCCATCCAAACGTTAATAACATAACTTACTAACCAAAAATTTATTTTAACCAAAGGCAGAAAATCTCTGCCTTTTCCTTTGACAAGCTAAATACTATTGTTATATACTAGCAGGGTGCTAGAATATATCTAGGCATGCAGTAACTAAGACCATCTTATAAAGGAAAAACTATCATGGCAACAACATTAGCAGAAATTCGTGCAAAACTACAAGCAACAGAAAACCGCGGCAGCGGCAATTCACAATCGGGTGGCGACAACGCTATCTATCCACACTGGAACATTGCAGAAGGTTCCACAGCAAGATTAAGATTTTTACCAGACGGCAATACTAAGAACAGCTTCTTTTGGGCTGAACGTGCAATGATCCGTTTACCATTTGCTGGCGTTAAAGGCCAAGCAGATTCTAAGCCAATTGTGGTTCAAGTTCCATGTATGGAAATGTATGGTGAGGCTTGCCCAGTATTGGCGGAAGTTCGTCCTTGGTTTAAAGATCCTAGCCTAGAGGAAATGGGTCGTAAGTATTGGAAGAAGAAGTCTTATGTGTTCCAGGGCTTTGTACGTGAGAACGCACTTGGCGATGACAAGACGCCCGAGAATCCAATTCGTCGATTCACTATTAGTCCACAGATTTTTAACATCATCAAAGCGGCTTTAATGGATCCAGAAATGGAAGAATTGCCAACTGACTATCAGCGTGGCTTGGATTTCCAAATTGTTAAAACTTCAAAAGGCGGATATGCTGACTACTCAACAAGCAAGTGGTCACGTAAAGAATCTGCACTGACAGCAGAAGAGCAAGCGGCAATTGATGCACATGGTTTGTTTAACTTGTCAGACTTCTTACCTAAGAAGCCAACAGAAGCAGACTTGAAAGTAATCAAAGAGATGTTTGAAGCATCAGTTGATGGTCAACCATACGATCCAGATCGTTGGGCGGCTTACTACAAGCCATATGGTTTGAACGTACCAGAAGGAGCGGCCAAGCCTGCTCCAGCGGCATTAGATGACGCAGATGAAGATACACCAGTACCAGTAGCAACAGCTCCTGTGGCAGAGGAACCAAATACGGCTCCAACAGCTCCGGTAGCAGAAGCTAAACCTGCAAACATGAGAGCTGAAGATATTTTAGCTCAAATCCGCAGTCGTCAGAAGCAATAATCTTTCCTGATTAGGGTGTGGGAGCCAAGGCTCCCACTCTTTCTATGCTATCTTACTTAGATCCGATACTCTTTCCAGATGAGTGCGAGGTACTTGAAGTATCTCACAATCGGTACGTCTATCCCATATTCAAAAATGGGTCAAGCAGTTTGTTAAACAGTAACTTTAGAAGTTTGAGCTTGAGCGAAATAGAACAGTTAGAAACAATTGAAGTGTTTATACGTGATCCTCTTGATCGTTATGTCAGCGGAGTACAAACTTTCCTGCGATTTAATCCCGAGTATGCACGTGAAGCAACACTTAAACTAATACACGAGTACTTGTTTTTAAACAGGCACTTTACTTTACAATTCCATTGGCTAGTTAACTTGGCTAGATACACCACCGCTAGCATTACTATAAGACCAATAGAGGAATTAAGCACAGCAACAGATTTAACTTGGCACCAACTGTCAAGAGATCAACGTCTAATCAATGAGTTTAGTGCCAACGTAAAACTACACTACTACCTACAATTAGATAAAGTATTACGACACGATCTACTCGGTAAGACTGTTACCTTTAAAGAAATACTAGCTCACATACAGACATTTTATCCTGACTTATACAATGATATTATTCAACGAAGTAAAAACTTATGCGCTGTCCTAGGCTAGACCACTTTGTGCGTTTTAATCCCAACGGTACTGTTAGCCGTTGTGGCCATATGGTTAATGCACCACAATTTGATACACTAGATCAAATGGATTCAAGTAAATGGTTACGTACAGTTCGAGATCAACTTAATCAAAACCAATGGCCAACCGAATGTGGTCGTTGTGAACAAACAGAAAACATCAGCGGCTCAAGTATCAGAACAAACTCAATTGAGTTTGAAAAGACTCAACTATTAGATGACTACCTTGTGGTAGGCGGAGTACTGGATAACATTTGTAATAGTGCTTGCCAATTTTGCAATGAAGATTTAAGTACTAAAATTGGCAGTTTAAAATCCAAGACCTATCCTATTGTGGACAATACCAATCGCTTTTGGGAATTGCCTGTTGACCGTGTTACACATTTAGATTTAAATGGCGGCGAACCAGCACACAGTAAGAACTATAAAAACATCTTGGCCAACTTACCCAATAGCGTACAAAGTATCAGACTTAATACCAATGGTAGCACAGTATTAACTGAATTAGAAGATCTAGTAGCACGTGGTATTGATGTTACTGTAACAGTTAGCTTTGATGGTGCAGGACCGGTACACGACTATGTACGTTGGCCCATCAAATGGGAAAAAGTTATATATAACATAAGTGTTTATCGGGACATGGATGTCAATTTAAATCTGTGGACCACAGTTAATGCGCTTAATGTGGCTCAACTTCCATACTTGGTACAGTTAGCTGATCGTTATGACATTGATCATAGTTGGGCATTACTAGACAGTCCGGATCCATTGAACATAAAGTACAAGAATCGTTTTACCTTGGCGGCCAAAGAAAGTGTAGAACACCTGGTTGATTATATTGCTGTAGATAGAGATAACACAGCAGAACTTGATCAGTTTATTCAAGCCCAGGATCAATTGCGAGGCATAAGTATTCAGGACTACATTCAATGAAGATAGCAATCACAGGACACACAGCCGGTATTGGGCAAGCACTAGCTCAAGCATACCAAGAGGAAGGACACACTATTGTGGGTCTAAGTCGTGGTAATGGTTTTAACATTCGTAGTACTCCTAAGGTAGCAGATGTCATTGAAGTATGTGACATGTTTATTAACAATGCTCAAGTAGGCTACGCACAAACAGAATTACTATTAGAAGTACACAAGCGTTGGATATCAACACCTAAACGTATTGTGGTTATCAGCACAATGCTCGCACAGTTTCCTGCTACAGTAGTACCAGGATTGGAAGAATATCATTTACAAAAACGTGCATTAGAAGATGCAGTAGCACAGTTACGTTATAAAATGTCTGGTCCGCAGATTACTTTAGTGCGCCCCGGCATGGTAGCCACACATCCAGAATTACAAGAAGGCGCAGATCCAGCACTATGGGCACGAGTACTAGTTTCTATTCTACGCATGGCAGACGCCAACAATTTAGACATTCCAGACATTAGTCTAGGACAGAAATTATGACGCCAAAAGAAATGTTAACCAACAAGGCCTTTTGTCCTATTCCCTGGACAGGGTTTTATGTTGACACTTCTGGCGCAGTAAAGAATTGCATTTGTAGTTACGAAACAATAGGTAATTTAAAAGATGATTCGATCCAAAACATTCTCCATGGTGAACAGAATACAGCAACAAAGACGCAGATACTTGCAAAACAGGAACCGGCCACTTGTGGATACTGCTATAGTTTGGAAAAAGATAAACGGTCATTTGATATTGTCAGCAGTAGAGTATACTACCTTAAAGAACTCAAAAAAGTAGATTCAGAGTTATATAAAAAGGCAGACACATTTGACCTGCATCAAGTTGATGTGCGTTGGTCAAATACTTGTAACCATGCCTGTGTTTATTGCGACCATATATTAAGTAGCAAATGGGCCAGCGAACTCAACTTACATGTAGAGCAACCTAGCGAACAACGTAAGCAAGAACTCAAAGATTATATATTCAGCAATGCCCATCAACTTAAAAATGTTTATATGGCCGGAGGCGAACCTTTGTTGATGCGTGAGAATGAAGAGTTCCTGCAATTACTATTAGAAAAAAATCCTGATGTAATGATCAGAGTAAATACCAATCTAAGCAAAACAGAAACACGAATACTAGATTTACTTTGCCAGTTTAAAAATATACATTGGACTGTTAGCGCAGAAAGTATGAGTGAAGAATTTGAATATATGCGTTACGGCGGTGTATGGTCCAATTTTTTAAACAACTTAGAAAAGATTCGAACTCTACCGCACAAGATTACATTTAATATGGTTTGGACTATACTAAATGCTCGAAGCATATTTACTACAATTGATTATTTTCGAGATCAAGGCTTTGGTCCAAACGCATTTATATTAACAGCAGTAAAATGGCCTGGACACTTTGATACTAGACATTTACCAGAAAGCCAGTTACAATCTATAAAGCAAATACTAGAGTCTAGGATTAAAGAACGTCCTGGATTTTTGTTAGAAGATGGATATCGTAATTTGTTAGCACATTGCGATCAACCGTTTGAGAAAGATTTAAATAGTACAATCAAAGAACTAAAAATTCTAGATACAAGAAGAAAGTTAGACAGTAGTAAAATTTTTAAAGACCTATATTCAATTATATAAAAGGAAATAAAATGTCACAACATGAACAGCTAGTAGCCGCATTTGAAACATACCTTGCAGAAAATGAAAAATTTACAGGTAAGGGTGTTAAGGCAAGCGCGGCCCGTGCTCGTAAAGCATTGCAAGAAATGAGTAAAGCAGTTAAAGAACGTCGTAAAGAAATCACAGCAGAAAAAGAAGCACTAGCCGCAAAATAAAACTATTAAGGGACCTTATCATGGCAATTAACAAACCATTTGACGTATCAAAATTTCGTAAAAGCATTACCAAGAGTATTGATGGCATTAGTGTAGGATTTACTGATCCAACCGACTGGATCAGTACAAACAACTACGCACTTAATTATCTTATTAGCGGAGACTTCCACAAAGGTGTTCCGTTAGGTAAAGTTACTGTGTTTGCTGGAGAGTCTGGCGCAGGCAAAAGTTTTATTTGCTCGGGCAATTTAGTTAAGAATGCACAGGAACAAGGAATTTACGTTATTCTTATTGATACAGAAAACGCACTTGATGAGGCCTGGCTTAAAGCATTAGACGTAGACACTAGCGAAGATAAATTGCTTAAACTTAATCTTGCTATGATTGATGATGTTGCTAAACTTATTAGCGATTTTGTTAAGAATTACAGAGAAATTCCAGAAACAGATCGTCCTAAGGTCATGTTTGTCATAGACTCGTTGGGAATGTTACTTACTCCAACTGACGTTAATCAATTTGACGCAGGTGACTTGAAAGGTGACATGGGTCGTAAGCCCAAAGCACTAGCAGCCTTGGTACGTAATTGCGTAAACATGTTTGGTAATTTAAATCTAGGCTTGGTATGTACAGCACACACATACGCAAGTCAGGACATGTTTGATCCAGACGACAAGATCTCCGGCGGACAAGGCTTTATCTATGCTAGCTCTATTGTTGTTGCTATGCGTAAATTGAAACTTAAAGAAGATGAAGATGGCAACAAGGTAAGCGAAGTCAATGGTATTCGTGCGGCATGTAAGATTATGAAAACACGATACGCTAAGCCGTTTGAATCTGTGCAAGTTAAAATTCCTTATGAAACAGGCATGAACCCGTACTCGGGCTTAGTAGACATGTTTGAAGGCAAAGACTTGCTTAAGAAGGAAGGTAATAGTTTAGTTTATACACTAATAGATGGCACTATTATCAAGAAGTTTCGAAAAGCATGGGAACGAAATGAAGACAAATGTCTTGACCGAACCATGGCAGACTATGTAGCCAATCCACATCAAAAACTAGTTGTAGTAGCCGATGAGGAAATTAGTGAAATTACAGCAGAGGAAACAGTAGAATGAGTATTGAAGTTGAAGTGTTAAGCGAACTGTATATTATTATGAAACAGTACGTTCCCAGCAAAGATCGCCAGGAATGCGCTGACAACTTAATGAGTGTTATGGTTGACATGCTGGGCGACAAAGAACTTAAAGAATTTGGTTCCACTGACCCAACTCTAAAACGTGCTCTTAGAGAATATGTCGAAGAGGATGAAGACGAACTCGAAGATGATGACGGCGACTGGTAAAGTCTTCCCAATCAAAAACGATGCCGCTTGTGTATTTAAATGGTCCTGGAACACGTTCCGTTTGTACACAGGCGAAAGTTCTAGTTGTCATAGAGTTAAACCCGTTTATGTCAGCATAGACCAGTTCGACACATTTAATAATACCCCAGAAGTGCAAGACGATCGTGCTCGCATGTTGGCAGGCGAATGGCCCAAGGCAGGACGTGGCTGTGAGTACTGTAAAGATATGGAACAGGCAGGGGGTGTGAGCGACCGCACATTTCATAATGCCATACCTGGATTAACTCCTGTAGATTTTAATGCATCAACAATAGCAACTCCTCGCATTGCTGAATTGTATCTTAATAATACTTGCGATTTGGCTTGTGTATATTGCTTGCCCATATACAGCAGTAGAATTAACGAAGAACTAAAAAAATACGGTCCATATCCTGTAGGATTGCCGCCAATTATTCCGGTTAGTAATCAAGAACAGTATCTTGAACGCTACTTGGATTGGCTAGATAAGAACTATACAGGTATTTTACGACTACATATATTGGGTGGCGAACCCTTACTACAAAAAGAGTTTTGGAATGTCCTGGACTTCATGAGTAAGCGTAAACACACAGAGTTAGAGTTTCATATCAACACTAATCTAAATGCCAATCCTGCAACAGTTACTAAATTTGTTGACATAGCCAAACAGCTGATATCAGAAAAGCGTATACGTAGAGTAGACATCAGCTGTAGCCTGGACTGCTGGGGACCACAGGCAGAGTTTATACGCAATGGATTGAGTTTAACAAGGTGGCAAGAAAATTTTGAATATTTAATCAGTCACAAGTGGTTGTATATTAATGTGCATCAAGTAGTATCCAATTTAAGCATTGGCACTACCTTGGAGTTTCAGCGTAAGATTGGCGAATGGAAACAGACTAACCCAAACATTACACAAGCATATCACGCAGTGGATGGACCAAACGAGTTAATGTACCGGCCTGAGATATTTGGCCCAGAATTCTTTCAAGCACAGTTAACTGAACTACTGGCCAATTACCCAATCACTCAAGACTGGGACAATACTGCTAGACAACGATTGGAAAGTATAGTAAAATTAGTAGGATCAAGTAAACAAGACTTGGGTCGGTTAGGCAAGTTAAAGCAAACTCTAGATCAATTTGATCTAAGACGGCACACTAATTGGCGAGAGTTATTTCCTGATATTAATCGGTACTTTACAGAGAATGGAATCGAATAATGTGGTATAATAAAGTAGTTGCAAATCTAGGAGAAATTCCCGACTTCATAGACTACTATGAACGGGAACTTGCGGCGGCCAAAGGCCATATTAAAATTCATGGCAAAGTTGAAAAAGAACTGAGTAATTTGCCCGGTGAAACAGAACACAGATTTAACCAACTACAAGAAATTGAAGCGGTACTAGAACATCTTAACATACAGTTGCGTAGGATTAGACAAAAACACTACAAAAAATATTTAGAAGCATACGCTAGAGCACTCACAAGTCGAGATGCTGAAAAGTATGCAGAAGCAGAAGATGAAGTTATTGATATGGAAACTATCATTAACGAAGTAGCCTTGTTACGTAACAAATGGCTAGGTGTTATGAAAGGCATTGAGTCAAAGAACTTTATGCTAGGACATGTGGTTAGATTACGTACAGCCGGAATGGAAGATATTGTTGTATGACCTTAAAAATTTTACTTACCAGGCACGAAACCTTCGCCAACGAATACTTGTCAGATGCTGTATTTGATGGGTTATGTGAATTGGGCGATATTGAAGTAACCGATGAACCACGTTTGTGGTACATGTACAAAGATGGCAGTCCGGGTACAGGTAAGTTTAAATCTCATACTGAGCTACATGGCCGCGGATTTACCATGTACAGATTAATCGGCGATGATAGCCATATTGATCGCACAGATATAGAAGGCAAGATCAAAGGTCATTACTTTGATTTATGTATTCTAGCACGTAGCGACTTTGGCAGTCCTTACGAAGACCTAATATTAGAACACTACCCTGCAGATAAAATTATTATCATTTGTGGCAAAGACCAAGATGAATTTACGCATTATAGAGATACTCGTCATTTAATTGGGCGGGGCACTTACTTTAAACGTGAACTAACATTCTTTGATCCTAGATTACAGCCTATTCCTTATGCTTTCCCGAGACAAAAGGTAATCAGCCGCCCTGATGTGCAAAAAGATAAAATTATTGCAGGTGCTGTGCCCATTGAAGGCGGCCAAAATAATCAGAAATACACTTTTACAGTTGAGCGCGAGTATTATGATGATTATGCTAATAGCTTCTTTGGACCAACTTGGAAAAAAGGTGGATGGGATTGTTTACGCCATTACGAAATTATAGCCAATAAGTGTTTGCCGTGGTTTACAGATATACATCAATGTCCGGTGTTAACTTGCCCAACATTGCCTAAGAAAGAATTGCAAACTATTACAGAGATAATTGGACGTAGAGGATACGAATGGTTTACACATGGTGTTGGACTTGATTATTATCGAGATATGTTAAATAAAGTATTCGAGCATTTTATTAACAATAACCTCACGGTACATTTAGCCAAGTACGTACTAGACACACATAAACGAATCCACAATGGCACTCTTTAAAAATTCGCATGACAGTCACCAACACAGTTTAGAAGTATTAACCAAGTTGGTTGAGTATGATAGTTTTCTAGACAGTTTAACAGTTGTTGCTGACATGGGTTGTGGTGCCGGCCTAGATTCTAAATGGTGGGCAGAGTTAACCACTAGAGATGAGCCACCAGAGCCGCGTAACTATATTGTGTATGCAGTGGATCAAAATACAGATCAAATTGAATCTGATGTTCTTAAAGCTAAAAACGTTATCCCTATACAAGGTAACTTTGAAAATCGTATAATCCCCAGACAAGTTGATTTAATGTGGGCACATGATGTTTTTCAATACAGTCGAAATCCGTACAAATGTTTAGCCACATGGAAACAGACCCTAAATCTAAATGGAATGTTGGTACTGAGTATTCCGCAAACTACATACTGGGATAAGCAATACGGTAAACTTGTGGTAAGTCAGCACAACCATCAATACTACAGTTACAATTTACTAAACTTAATCTATATGTTGGCTGTCTCGGGGTTTGACTGTAGAGATGCTTACTTTTATCGAGATCCCAATAGTCCTTGGTTGTATGCGGCTGTGTATGCCACGGTAAATGATCCGATGGGTGATAGGGAAGTAACTTGGCACGAATTGGCCGAAAAACGACTGATAAACGACAGTTTACTTAACAGTATCAACAAGTACGGATACGTTAGATTAGATGATGTAGTAGTTATGTGGTTAGACAAGAATTTCTATCAAATAACCAATTAATACAACTACGATAAATACTTAACTATGCGAAACTTACTTAACATATTTGAAGATCCACAATTAAAGAAAGAAATTATCGGGGTAGTTAAAGCCACTGATGATTTAACTACTTTGCAACGAGTACTTAATGTACTTAAAGCAGGCGATATCGACGACCGTATCAAACGTGTTGTTGGACAGGATGCTGACGCACAAAGATTTATCAAAAAAATTGTAACTACAATTTTAGCTATAGAAGCGCCTATTGAAGAAAAGAATCTGTTCTTAGACAAATACGCCAAAGGTAAAGTAATTAATACTTCGGCACTACTTGATGGTAAATTACACTCATTTGAAGAACTTGTTGGTCCGGGATTTACCCAAGAGTTGTTTAAGCGTCTTAGTATTGACCTGGTAAGTCAGGGTGTTGGCCCAGGCGAAGTTGCCCTTGCAGTATTAAGTCCAGAAATTGAATGGTCCGGACGCAGTCAAGGTGGCGGAGACATTCTAGTCAAAACAAAACCAATTGAAGTTAAAACTCGAGCAAGTAAAGGCGGACGTTGGATTAATGCTCGTAAAGCTAAATTAGATCTAGGTGCTATTGTTACTGCAATTTCTAAAGCAATTCCCAAAGCTAGTGCAGTAACTATTCCGGATCGTATTAATACCAAATATTGGACAGATACTATTCGTCCGGCAATTGACCCAACAATGTTAAAAGAAGTTGCTGAAAAAATTGCCAACGCTACATTTAAGTTTACAAATAATAAGGCATATCAAAAAGCATTAATCAACGGCGATGCAGATATGATCGTTAATACATATCTTGAAACTGGGTATAATAATTACAAAAAATATTCAGGATTCGTTGGTATGTTGCTAATGGATATACCTACAGAGCAAGCGCAGTACTTTGTGGAGTATGCAGACATGCAAGGTAGCATCGGTGTTGCAACCACGTACATTTATGCTCCTGAAAGCGAAATGATGCCACAGGTAACCTTGTCACCCGGCGCAGGAGATTTACGTGCAGGACGCTTTGTTCCTGATACAGCTAGTTTAACTGGGCTTAAAAACAAAAAAGACATTGAAAAGAAATCTACTGTATTTGCTAAAAAATTGGCCGCAGCCCGAGGTGTGCGCGATCCAAGTGTGATCAATAAAATGATTGAATTGACTATGCAGTATGTAATGGATAATGTGCCTGTTGATAAGATTGTTGCAAAACTAACCAAATTAATCCCAGCACTTAACCCACGTGCTAAAACACCTGCACCAGCACCGCAAGTTCAACAACCGGTTGCAGAACCAGAAATTGAAGAACCAGAAATAGCACAACAACCTAAGGCAGCTCCTAAAGCAATTCAGCCTCCTCGCCAAAGACGTTGACCTTTAAATATCAATAGTATATAATAGCATTGTTGGGCCTGTAGCTCAGTGGTAAGAGCAGAGGACTCATAATCCTTTGGTCCTTGGTTCAAATCCAAGTGGGCCCACCAAGTATAAGTATAGTATTGCCCAGGTGATGTAACTGGTAGCCATGCGAGTCTTAGAAGCTCGTGCCGTGAGGCGTGTCGGTTCGAGTCCGACCCTGGGCACCAAAATGCAGTACTCCTACCAAGTATAATGTTAACATTTGATAAACCTTTTAAATTATACCTTTTCAAAAAGCGCAAACAAGTTGAATGGTCTTTGCGGGTAAGCGAAAATTACGTACATACTTACACCTTAGCACAAGATCTTTTTGAGCGCATACTGCAAGAATACAGAAATCCAATGGGATTTAAACACCAAGTATCAATTGGTATACATTGGACAGTAGAGCATAAAACAATAGGACCTCGTCCGGAATGTACACCGGTTGACTATGTAAGAATTACCATCTACAATCAAAACATGGCGCATAATTATAGATTTGATTTAGCGGACATGTTAGAATTAGAAAGAGACTTTCAATACCAGTGTGCAAATACAACACATTGGGATTAAATAGTAATACTTGACACAAAAGATAAATAAAAGTATAATAGATAACTATAATGAACACTACATTTAATCATTCCGTATCAAAACAACAAGCCCTATTAGGCGGGATAGCCTACTGGTGTGCGTTTACAATGATTAATAGTGATCGCGAACCAGCAGGGGGTCTTAGTTAGACTATAATTTACTTTATTATATCAACTAAGGCCTCGGATTAAAACCCCGAGGTTTTTTATTTTTAAAAGGAGAGCAAGATGAAACGCCAAGACGTTACAAAAGAAAATAAATTTATGCTTTCTCCGGAGCAAAAGGTTGCTTTGTTAGAAGCAAAAGTAAAACGAGTTGAGGCTCACGTACAAGCACTAGTTGAACAAACTAAAATTCTTGACCAAGCTAGAAACCGTAATTACAAAAAGTAAGCAGTAAGTGGGATGGTAACGAGTACCTTGGTCCACTATAATAACTGAAAGGGCGGACAGTCGCATAAAAGCCAGGCGGTAACTGGTGAGTAAGACAACTGGTTGGGGTATAACCCCATCTACAGAGTGGCAACACTCTGTATAGTAAAGCACATTGATGAAACATGGGAATGCCTCCGCGACCCAGTCCCCTTGAAAAGGACCTTTTTTGTTACGCAACAAACCCAGTGTGCTTTACTATATCCTTTGGATGAACACGCCTAAGCACAGCATTGATAAAGCTGAATGCCCGAGCAACCGGAGATAAACGGAAATCTAGTAATACTAGACACTAGAGGATATTTCATAAATATTTAGAGCAGTACTTCTAAAGAAAATCCCCATGAAAATCATTGACAACTTACTCAGTCCCGAAGAGCTGACCCTCTTTAAGCAACACTGGGACGAAAACAATCAAGAAGGTTATGTAAACTGGCACAGCGAAGGGCATTTATATGCCGAACGCAGTGAGTACATTGACAAGCGTTTGCTTATACCAAAGTTTACAAATCTATGGCGTATACTTAAACGTGTGGTAGATAAAAACGTTGGCCAAGGTGAACCGTTTTGGGCCAATTACCAGCGTCAGAGTTTACCACACATGATTCATATTGATGACTACGGTAAGGGTGCTACCTGGGATACCTACACTATTGTTATTGCTGTAGATACCAATCCTAAGTTTAAGACCTATGTATGGAAAGAAGAAGCACGTGACAATGAAAAACTACAGGCATTTTGCCAACAATGGGGCAGAGATAGATTGACTACTCCCAGAGTCAGCAACATGAGCAAAACAGAAGATTTAGAACATACTAGAGATGAGCACAACGGCGATTTTATGGCTGATTGGTTACATCTAGACGGTGTATTTGAATATAAATCTGGTAGCGGAGTATTGTTTAAAACAACACAGTTTCACACTACCAGCAATTGGTGTAAGTACCCAGAAGTTACACACAGAGATTTAATACAACTACACATTGGTGTGCCGGGCGATCAAGCCCCAGATACCAGTGTAATGTTTACACATATCAAAGCCTAAGCGTATACACCCCAGTGTGATTCTAAGTGAGTCCACCACTCGGGGAATGTATCTTGAAAACTTTGACCACGCAGACGATCTAATTCGTCTGTTTTCTTACAGAACTCGGGCCACCAAACACTACAACCAGGAATGGTTTGTTCCAGAAAGTTTCGCATGTCGTTACTTTTAGTGCGACGTATCAGCATCTGTTTAACAGCAGTAGGCAAGTGACGTATGTCTTGCTCGTCAGGAGTCACAACAATATTTTCGCCCACAGTTAATCCTGTTAAGTTAGTTATATTGGCTTTGGCTTGGTCTAGGTAGTAAATATTATAACTGGTAACAGTATATGTGGCCTTAAACTCAATGTTGGGACACTTACTGATAAATTCTTTAAACTTACCAATATTTTCAATCAATTGACTAAAGATAGCCTTGTGTCTAATATACTCCAGGTGTGCAGGTTCATCTGAGTCAATGCTTACATAGAATAAAACTTTTTTATATCCTGCTAAGATCTTCAAGTACTTTTCATTATACATACTTCCATTAGTGTGCATACGCAAGGTAATGTCTTTGGCATAACCTTGGTCAACACCGTACTCAAGTAAGTCAAACATAGCAGGAACTAAGAATGGTTCTCCGCCGTAGATATCAATGAAATGAAATCCTGGCATCCAATCACGTAAGGTGGCCCAAAAATCATCATTGTCTCGATTAAAACTATTACGAATAATTTCGAATGTTTTTGTATATTCGTTATAACTAATTTTTTGATCTGTCAGTGCGTATCCATCTTGATACCAGTTGCTACTTGCTATTGGCATGCACATACGACAAGCAAAGTTACAGGTATTCCCTGGTTTGATAATAAGCACACGTGGTTGATCTGCAAGTGGCTCTAAATGCCCAAACATGCTGTTAAACTCTTGTCTGGGACTGGTAGCACCGGCATCCTCGTGTGCCCAGCACTTACTACAGCTTTCGTGGCGTATACCTCTGTCTAGTGCAGTGGCAATCATTTTACGTGTATAGCTCTTATAAGCATTTCGTATAGGATGAGTGTAAACATGCATTATTTCATGTTTACCAGTTTTCCAACTTTCCTTATTTGTATTACAGCAACAGAAGTCTGATTCGTTTTGTAGTGCCATGCCCAAATGTGGCATTACGCAATAGGTTTTTGATTTGTCCATAACACTATTTAATTAATTCTCAATAGTGTATAATTAAAATATTCGCCCATAACGGATTTGACTAACTCGCCCTTCTAGCCTTCTGCAATGTGATGGGAAGTGATTAAGGAGTAAGTCACAGATTTTTATACTGGGTTCGTCTATCGGTTTAGGACACTGGCCTTTCACGTCAGTAAGACGGGTTCGATTCCCGTACCCAGTACCAGTTTTATGCGGGTGTAGCTCAGCTGGTAGAGCGCCACGTTGCCAACGTGATTGTCGTCGGTTCGACCCCGATCACCCGCTCCATATTATGGGTTGGTAGTATAATGGCAGTACTACGGTCTCCAAAACCGTTAGTCGGGGTTCGAGTCCCTGCCAGCCCGCCATTTTCAGGATAACATGTGACATTTCTAAAATCTATTAATATCTTTGTTGAATGGAACGAATTCATTGACACCGATCCACGAGTTAAAAGAACAAATACAGGATTCGGCGGGTACAATGTCAATGCCGAGTTTCAACATGCAAGGCATCAAGTTATGATGCCGCCTGACCTTATTCAAGGGTTAAGTGTATTGGATCTTGGCTGTGCTGTGGGCGCGACCGGAGCATGGGCACTGACCAATGGTGCTACAAGATATGTTGGTGTTGAACTACAAAAAGATTTTTGCAACAAAGCACGTACAAATCTAACAAATAGATTGCCCAATGGTAATTGGGAAATTAAAGAATTATCCCTAATAGACTTTTTTAATTCAAACACAGAAAAATTTGACTTTGTAAGTTTGTTTGGTGTTATATATCAAGGTATATTCTTTGAGGATATGCTACGTAAGGTAGTTGATCTAAATCCCACACACATTGCAGTAGATTCTAATGAAACAATATACCTAAACAAACTGTTAGAGAATACTAGAGAACTTGATAGCATTAAAAAATTGCCTTTGGTTGAGTATGTAAAAAATCAACAGATGGTAGGCGAAGAACTTGAAAAGAGCCATGTTATCACTGGTGCAAGCCCAAATTTCCCTGCACTAGAAATCATACTGTCAAATTTTGATTTCTCTGCTACAGAGTTAACAGAGCAACTCAGAAAACTATTTCCAGTTGATACTAATAATCGATACTATGGATTGTTTTCTAAAAATGCACAAGTAAAGAAACCCATTGACTTTGAAACTAGCTATACCAATCCAGACTTATCGGTTAGAAGAAATGCAAATTCTACCATCGACTTTGGCAGTTTTAAAGACAACACGTGGAAATTTAATTCTGAAGTAGCCGGAATGTTTGTCAAACACGCTAGACAACATATACCAAACTACGATGAAGTTATTGCTCGAAGTGTACAACTTTGCATTAAAGAATTCAAAAAGACAGATAAAATAATCGATGTTGGTTGCGCCACAGGCGAAACACTTAAGAGATTAAACAATGCAGGATTCCAGAATCTAGTAGGAGTAGATTCAAGCGAAGACATGCTGTCTTACGCAAAAAAGAATCCCGGCGAGTATATTCTGAGCAATCTATTTCCAATAGATACAGGTCCATATTCGGTGGTAATTTGCAACTGGACTTTGCATTTTGTCAAGGACAAGCTATCCTATTTACAAAACATATACCGTAACATGTTGCCCGGGGGTATGTTAATACTGTCCGATAAAACAGTTAACGATGGGGTTGAGTTAGAGCTATACCACGATTTTAAACGCCGTAACGGAGTTACCGAAACGGAAATAATTAACAAAGCTCGTAGTGTGCAAGAGATTATGTTTGTTAATCCTCCTGAATGGTACTTTGAAAACTTAAAAGCCATTGGCTTTACCCCAGTCAGGATTATAAATGCTCATTATTGTTTCACAACTTTTCTGGCTAGGAAGTAATCTGTATAAGTAGTATAATAAATTATGAATATTCTAATACCCATGGCTGGTGCAGGCACCAGATTTCAAAAAGTAGGCATTGCTACCCCAAAACCTTTAATTGAAGTTTTGGGTAAAACACTTATCCAACACAGTATCGAAAGTTTTGATGTTGCGGGTCGTTTTATCTTTATCACCAGAGAGTTTGATAATCCGGCGCATAATGACCAACTGTCGACATTGCTTAAACAGCTACGTCCAGAATCTGTTGAGATACGTGTTAAGAAATTAACGTCGGGTGCAACAGAAACAGCATTGCTGGCACGAGAGTATATTGATAATACCGATCCGCTGGTAATTTACAACTGCGACCAAGCTATTAATTGGGACGCCGACAGTTTCTTAAATTTTGTCAATACTAAACAACCCGAAGCGGCATTGGTGCTTTACAACAGTCGCGATCCTAAAAATAGTTTTGCTGAAATTCAAGACGGACTTATTACACGCCTAGTTGAAAAAGAAGCCATTAGCGATCACGCCTTAATTGGATTCCATTATTGGGCACAGGGCCGAGACTTTGTTGATAGTTCATGCCAGTTAATGGACTACTTCAGAGAAAACGGTAAACCTGAATGTTACATCAGCGAAACATTTAACTATTTGCCCGACAACAGCACTATCTTACCTTATCACATTGCAGATCATGTGTACATTCCATTGGGAACACCCGAGGACGTTGCTAGACATGTGGGCAAGGTAAACGAATTCAAAACCAAGAAACCCAAGACCTTATTCATTGACATTGATGGTACTATACTTAAACATGTACACACTATCAGTCAAGTATACAGTGAACCTAGCGAGGCGCTGCCCGGAGTTGTTAACAAGATTAACCAATGGGACAGTCACGGGCATAAGATAATCTTGTGTACAGCACGTAAAGAAAGCACTCGCGCTATTACTGAGCAACAGTTAAGACAACACGGCATTGCATGGGATCAGCTGGTTATGGGTATCGGCGGCGGCGAACGTGTATTGGTCAATGACAAACTGAATCGTCTAGATACTGATCGTGCTGTTGGCGTTAATGTGGTTACTAACGAAGGCTTTGACAGCATCAGCTGGGCAGACTACGGTTTATGAAACGACATCAGCTAACAGATTTCACACGCGGTTGGTTCATTGGCAACTTTGAACCCAGTGTACTAAAGACTGAACAATTTGAAGTAGGTTACCTATTTCATCCAAAAGGCCAAGAGTGGCCAGACCACTACCATAAGCTAGGCACAGAATACAATTTATTAGTTCGTGGTAGTATGCGTATATGCGGTGAAACTATCGAAGCGGGCGAATTGTTTATCATTGAGCCCTATGAAGTAGCTGACCCAGAATTTTTAGAAGATTGTTATATAATGTGTATCAAGTCACCGGGT